TCTTGTTCTGATAGGTCCTCTAATTTCCCTGTTTTTATTATTTTTCTGTCTATGTATAATCCTGCCGCCTTACCACGATTTGTCTCGGCGTTTACTGCTGCACTCCAAGCACCCTTTTTCAAAGCGGCGTCTTTAATTCGCCCAAGTTCTGCCACATGACTGGCGTAATTGACTTCATACTTTTTAAGTCTCTCTTCTTTAAGTTCACCAATGTATTTGACTACAAGTGGGTTTAGTTTTGGATTGGTTAGTTCTGATCCTTCTTGTCTACAACGCTTCTCACTGTATCCAGCCAACTTAGCTGCCTCTGACTTTGTTAGAGGTCCTTCAGGTCCACCGAATACTAATAGTTCGGCAAATCTCTTTTGCATTTCTGTCAATCTCTTTGGTAATCCCATATTGACAATTTAGGGTAACAATCATATATTGTCAAGGATGGTTATGACAAATAAAGATATAGCTGATCTTAATAAACAGTTAGATAAGATGAAAGAAGACAAAGGTCCGAACGACCTAGAGAGAAGAATAAACAACTTGGAAGATATAAATAAATCACATCAAAAGTTAAATGGTGATTTACGAGCAGAGGTTATGTTTTATAAAAAGAAAGCAGAACACTTTGAGCTTATGTCCAAACAACTAAAGAAAGAGAACCAAGAGTTTAGACAGAAAACTTCTGACATGATAAGTGAGTTTAGAAACAAAGGCGACATGTAATGTTTGTGAAACATCTACAACAATACTTAGATCAGTTCACTAACGGCACTAAAGGCACAGCAGTTAGTAACGCAACTATTTATATGCAAGTGGGTGGACACCTTGAAGAGATAAGACGTATTGAAGTTCAAGAGAGTAATGTTATTGGTAATGACTCTATTAGAGTAGTATTAAAACCAACTAAAACACAATTATTGATAGCACCTAAAACACCGGAGTAACTCCGAAAAAATGCGTGGTCCAGAGTCAAAATTCTACCAACAATTTAAAAAAGCAACTCCCAATATAATATGGAATCGTGTAGAGAATTTGGCTATTCCTGGTATGCCAGATGCGTTGGGATATACGGAAAAGTTCTTTTATTTTACTGTTGAGTTTAAAGTCACGAAGAGTAACAAAGTTCGATTATCACCTCACCAAATTGCCTACCATGTAGCGCATCCACACAATAGCTTCATCTGCGTTAAGCACCTCGGTTCGGGCATCGTGAAACTTTATGAAGGATCCATGGTCCGCGAGCTTGTTGCTTGCGGCTTGAAGCTTGATGCTTGGCGCTTGGGCCTTGATGCTTGTTGCTTGGCGCTTGAAGAGCTTGGTGCTTGACGCTTGTTGCTTGGGCCCTGGACCCTGATCCCTGTAACATCGACTGCCCAATTAGCAGCCATACATCTCTTCGCAATAACCATCTAGATCCAACTCATCTCTGAAATATTCAAGGACCTTATCCCCACCCCAGTAACCTTCAACCTCTTTCGTGTACGTGTTGACCCATATCGTCGGGCCACCGCCTGCTACCAGCATCTCTGCACCCAGGTACCGTTTGCTGCTGTCCACGTAGTAACGAATGTCGTAGGTCCCTTCCATCCAGTCGCTAGCTGACTGCTCACGCTTCTCTCCTGTTTCTTCGTCGGTGATCATCTCCGGGCTGGAGATGCCGTCCGCAATGTTCTT